CAGGTGGGGCTACTGAAGGTTGGTATTTAATTGGACTGGACTCTGCTCGTGGTCTAGGTAATAGAGTCATTCTATCTTAAGGAAAATATAAATGGTTGCTATAATCACAGACGCAATTAAAAGACAGTTTATTCAAGAAATTTATGATGATCTATCAGACTCTGCAGCGTCTAGATATTATGTGGCCGTTGCTAAATCTGAAGATTGGAACGACTCTGATATCCCGGTTGATCCAGCAAATACCGATAGAGAAGCCAGAAACTTTAGACTTGGTATGCAAGCTATAAAGCGTATTACCGATTACTCATTTACAGTTCCTAGATATAACTGGTCTTTCGGTACTACCTATTCAGCATATAACGATAATACTTCAGGATATCCTACTATCCCATATTACGTTTTAACCGAAGATAATGCTGTCTATATCTGTCTAAAGCAAGCAAAAACAGATGGTGGTATTGCTCAACCTTCTACGGTTAAACCATCAGGAACCTTAACAAGAGAATATACAGCAGCTGATGGTTATATCTGGAAGTTCCTTTACACCATTGGTACATTATCAGCTACAAAATTTCTAACCGCTAACTATATGCCGGTGCAGAAAATCCTTACAACCGACTCAGACTCATTAGCGGTAGAGATTGAACAGAAAGCTATACAAGACGCTGCAATTCCAGGCCAGGTAATTGGACTTCGAATCGTGAATGGTGGTGCTGGTTATGATGATGCACCTGTTCCTACTATTACCATTGTTGGAAACGGTACTACTGCTCAGGGATTAACTTGGGTTACCGGTGGGGTAATCACTAAAGTAGAAATGGATGAATCAGACGGCGAGATAATTGCTGGATCTGGATATAGTTGGGCTGAAGCTGTTATATCAGGTGGATCACCTACCACTGCTGCTAGTGTATTACCTATCCTAAGTCCAAAGAATGGATTTGGTGCTGATCCACGCATTGACCTAAAAGCAACAGCAATTATGTTTAACGTTATTCCTGATAGTGATGAGAATGGTGAATGGGTTATCGGTAACTCATTCCGTCAACTTGGTATTCTTAAGAATCCTAAAGTGGGTGATATAAGCAGCGATTCAGACTATATTGCCGCGGCGGGTAATACATTAAGAGGTTTACGTTTTGCTTCGGTCTCGACCGCATTTACAGTAGGCTCTACAATTCAAGGTGCAACATCTTCTGCAAAGGCACTAGTGGATAAAATCAGCGGGACTGGAAGTAGTACTATAATCTACTATCACCAATCAGAAGCTACTGGCTTTACCCAATTTCAAGAAGCAGAAGCTATTACAGAATTAAGCGGTCTACCTGGAAGTGGTATTCTAAAAGCTGGGGCTTTTGATGCTGATTCTAGAGCTTATGACTATCCATCTGCAGATCCTTTCTCTGGCGAATTACTCTATATAGATAACAGAGCAAAGATTGATCGCGATGAGGGTCAAGCAGAAGACATTAAAATAATCATTCAGTTATAAGGACTAAAAATGGTAAGTCAGGTAATTAAAGAAAGTTTCCTAAACATCTATAAGGATGATTATAGGGACAGTGACAACTATTATAAAATCCTATTTAATAATGGTAGAGCGCTACAACAGCGAGAGCTTAACCAGATGCAGACTATTCTTAATAAGGATATAAAATCCTTTGCTGGATATATGCTTGATCCCGGTGCTGCTACAGAAGGCGGTGCAATTGCTGTACTAAAAGTTCCATTTATTAGATTAAATCTAGTTTCCAACCCACTACCTGCTAATCCTACATCAATTGAAAATGTCGTGTTTGAAGAAACCTCTACCGGTATTCAATTTAGAGTAGAGAAAGTTACCGCTGCTACTGGTATCATATATGTGACTTATATTGACCAAGCCGGAGAAGTAGTTACTGATACTGCAATATCAATCACAAATACAAATAGTACTTTAGTGGCTCAAAATGGGTCTGGGGTTACTCTTTCTACCTCTGCAACAAATACGCTAGTTTCTCCTATGACAGGGGAAGGTCTTCTGTGTATTCAGAATCCAGGTAGATTCTACGTTGATGAGCATTTCATCTATAGTCCAAGACAAATTATTATTCTTTCCGCTACAAGCTCGAATGCTGATGTCGTAGTAGGTCATAAAGTTTCCGAATCAATCGTAACAGTAAACGATAATGAAGACCTATATGACAACTCTGGTGCAAACTTAAACATCTCAGCGCCGGGTGCAGATAGATATAGAATTACTCTAGAACTTACTACTCAAGATTTAGTAGATTCATCTGATTATTTTATCCCGCAAATTAAAGTTGCTGATGGTAAGGTTCTTAGTGATAAAAATGAAGGGGCTAGCGGATTAAAAGCTACAGAAGATTTCCTTGCTATTCGTTTAAGAGAAATCCATGGTAACTTTACCCAACAGAATTTTATTATTACTTTCGAAGATGATCCAAATAACGCTGACGCTTTTAAAGTAATTATTAACCCGGGTAAGGCTTATGTTGGCGGTCACAGAGTTCATTTAAGAGAGCGTCTGGTCCTTACAGAAGCTCGTCCTAGAACTACCCAGGTTATTAATAATGAAACAACAACTGTAACTTACGGTAACTACGTTGTCGTAAGCGGTATGCAAAGTCTATTCGATGTCGGATCTTTCGAGAAAGTAAACATTAAACAAAGTTCTACTACCATTGGTACAGCTTATGTTAGAGCTATTGAAGAATTTGGCAGCAATTATAAAATTTACCTATTTGAAGTAAAAATGAATGCTGGTAAAAACTTTTCATCAGCTACCTCTATTCAAGATTCCTCTGCGAATGCAGCAACTATCGTCTTAGAGAATGGTGTTGCTAGACTTTACGGTCAAGAAGATAGAAATCTACTCTTCGGACTAAACCGTATTCGTCCAAAAAGTTTCTCAGATATTGTATTTACTACCCAGAAACATTTTGCAGCTCAAACCGCTGCAAGTAACCAGATTACCGTTTTAGCCGGTACAGGTAAAGCATTTGATGACACTGGTTCTTGGATAATTGTTAATGAAACAACTAATGCAGTAGTAACTCCTACGATCACAGTTTCTGGTGGTGGTAGTACTGCCGTTATTAGTGGTTTAACAAACGGAGAAGATTATGCAGTACATGCTTATGTCCAGCATTCAGGCACTTCTGGTGCAGTAAAAACAAAAACATTAACAAATAGAACTGATTCAGCCAAATCAGTATCTGGTGGTGTAGTAACATTAACTCAGCCTGACGTATACTCTATTACATCGGTAATTGATGATTCAACAAGTCGCGATATTACAAGTAATTTCAAGTTCTATAATGGTCAAACAGATAACTATTATGATTACGGAACACTAACATTAAAAGGTGGTGCACCTACGCCTGCTACCACGGTAACTGTAACTTATCAATATTTCGCATGGGGTACTTCAGGGGACTTCTTTGCGGCATCAAGCTATACAGGAACTATTGATTACGAAGATATTCCAGCCTTTAGACTGAATAATGGTAATACTGTCGAGTTAAGAGAAGTATTAGACTTCAGACCGAAAAGATCAGGTTCAACATTCAGCGGATTTGCTCTTCCTAGAAATGGTGATCTAATTACTATGGACGTAGAATACTACCTCCCAGTCAGAGGTAGAATATTCATAACACGTGATGAAGTATTCGGGGTTTATTTCGGCGATCCAGCCTTTGATCCTAAGTTGAGAGATTTAGGAAATGACCTTGATACTATGGAAATCGCGAACTTCTATGCTAATCCTTATATGCTTAATACAGGGGATTTAGTTCTTAACTATACCCAGAATAAGCGATATACTATGAAAGAAATCTCTAACATTGATGAAAGATTGAAAGAACTAAAAGAATTCACTACTCTTTCGTTGTTAGAACTCGGAGCAGTAAATAAGAATGTTCTTGATGCTGAAGGATTCAATAGACTAAAAACAGGTATTACCGCTGACAACTTTAAAGACCACTACCAAACAGACACAGCCGATGAAGAACATAGAGCTGCTATAGACTTCATCGAAGGCGTGGTTAGACCACAAACGACACAGAATTCCATTGACCTGGTTTTTGATTCTGATCTATCTAGCGGTGTTGTAAAGGTAGGCGATATAATTATCCTTGATTATGATGAAGAGGTTTGGAAGAACCAATCTTCAGTTTCTAGATCTATTCCTCTAGATGATACTATCTTGAAAAAATATCAAGGCGCTATTACTATGTCTCCGGGATCTGATAACTGGATAGATACCAAAACTCTTCCAGATAAAGTGATTACCGGTAACCCAAGAATTGAGCCTAAGATAGGCTGCACACATAACTATAACTCAGTTAGCTTTCAGGGTATTAAAGCAGAAGATCTAGCAAATGCCCAGAATGGAACTGTGGTAGCCACCGGTACTTCAACCTCGAATACTACTTCAACCGGTGGCGTAACAACTACTAAAACTGTAAAAGTAAAGGGTGGTACAAATACCACCACCACTACTACGGCTAAGCTAGAAACAACTGTTACTAAAACCCCGGTTTATAAATTGGAGGGAAGTACTTATCTTTCAGAATCTCTGGGTGATTTTGTTCGCGCAAGAATTTCTATTCCTTATATGAGAGCCAGATTCGTATCCTTTAAAGCGACCGGCTTAAGACCGAATACGCGTCACTTCGCATTCTTTGGTTCGACAGCGGTAGATGATTGGGTATACGCAGTGACTGGCCCAAGTGAATTTACAAGAGCTTCTGATCTTTCTAGAACTAGTGATTTCAGAAAATGCGGACCGGAACTTTCTAACTTTACTCAGTATCCTTTTGATGGTGGCCCAACCCAAATTGTTACCGACGCAAACGGTACAGTATCAGGTTGGTTCCTGATCCCAAATACAAGTAGTATTCGATTTAAAACCGGAAGAGTTACTTTTAGATTACTCGATATCAGTATATTAAGTGACGTAGGTGCAACATCTACAGCAACTTTTGTCTATGAAGCGAATGGTACTTTAGAGCAAGTTCAAGAAGAAGTGCTTTCTACTAGAGTATATCAGATTTCTGGGGCTATTGATACCGATACTTCTACAAAAGTTATTCCTGAAAGATCAAATACCGTCTTTACCCCAAATCCAGTACCAGTAAAGGTAGAAAAAGACTCCTGCTTTGTAAAAGGCACAAAGGTTAAGATGTTTGATGGTTCTGAAAAGAATATCGAAGACATACAGATCTTCGATATGCTGATGGGTCAGACTGGCCCTAATATGGTACTATCTTATGACCACTGGCCTCTAGGAGGTAGAGATTTAATTGGTATTAATGGATCTGGACCTTTCAAAACTCCTGAACATCCTTTGATGACAAGAGAAGGTTGGAAAGCATATAATAGTGAACTTACTCAAATCCAAAAACCAGAGATTGCCCATCTAATGGTAAACGGCAGTTTAAAAATTGGCGACGAAATTTTAATGGAAGATGGCACTTGGGTAAGAATAGAATCTCTTGAAGTTCATCCAAATGAACCAGAACAGGTAGTTTATAACTTCTATCTAAACGGGGATAACACTTATTATGCTAATGGTATGCTAGCACATAATAGATGCGACAATGGCCACAATAATAGTCACTGTAATCAGCATAGTGATATTAGACTGAAATCTGATATCCAATATCTTTATGATATTGAAGGTATTAAGATATATTCGTTTAAATACCTATGGGATAGCATTACTAAGCACATTGGTGTAATGGCTCAAGATCTAATAGGTACTAAATATGATAACGCTATAGCTACTGATGAAAATGGATATTATAAAGTCGACTATAGTCAACTTCCGAATATACCTGGCAGAGATTAAATAGGCGAACCAAAAAGTCTATAAATAACAAGATAAGTTTATTAGGGAATTTCCATGAGTGACTCAAAACACGTAAGTCCGATGTTTCAGACATTTTATGTCGAAAACAAATTCGGGGTTTATATCACAAAAATCGGATTATTTTTCAGAACAAAATCTGACAAAGATGGCGTTAGAATTAATATCCATGACTCATTTAAGGCCGGTGAATTAAGTCCGAACGGGTTGGATATTATTCCTGGGACAGACGTATTTAAATCCGCTTCTGAAATTACTATTTCAGAAAATGCTTCAGCAGAAACAATTTTTGAATTCGAAGAGCCTATTTATCTTTTCCCTGATAAATTCTATGCAATTGCCATTATTACAAATGATGGTGTCGGCTATGAAATTTGGTCAGCTACCGTCGGTGATTTTAACCTCGGCACCACCACTTCTAGAGTTTCTCAAGATCCTGACACTGGGGTATTATTCCGGGCAGCTGGTGGTTTAGCTAAAATCCCAGAAGGTATTACTGATCTAAAATATAAAATTTATAGAGCCAAGTTTAAATCTACCGGTGGTACAGTTGTATTAAAAGATGCTAATCCATCGAGACAATTACTCGAGACTAATCCGTTCCTTACCACTAACGCTTCAGCTGTTGTTCGTGTATATCACCCAGATCACGGTTTCCAGATAAACGATAAAGTGCATATCACCGGATTAACACCCGGAACTTCTTATAATGGTATCACAGGTGCTCAAATGCTTGGCACTAGAACGGTTACCCAAATAGACGCTACCGGATATAAATTCACTGCTGGAGGTACTGCTTCTTCAAGTGGAAGAGTTGGTGGCGCGGCAGTGAAAGTAACAGAGCAATATGTATTCGATTTACTAACCCCTACTATCGATCATTACATTCCGAGAAACGTTGCAAAGGTAACTTATAGCGGGCAGTTCTGTACTTCTACCTCTTTTGCAGCAGACTCTGATGATGAACAAAGATATGCAACTACTTCTAATATTGCATTAATTCCTAGTCAGACCATTACTTTTGAACAGCCTCATGTTATTCTCCAGGATTCAAACGAGACAGTACATTTCGGTGGAAACGAATCTACCAGAATTACTGCTACTTTGACTAACCTAACTACAAACGACTATATTTCACCTTACATTGACATGCAGCGTGCTAGTCTTGTGGTTATGAATAACTTAATCGATAGACAAGATTCTGCTGCTTCGGTTGGATTTAGTACTCCGATAGATTTCGTTCCTGAAACTAATCCTTCTGGTGGTACCGAACTTGCTAAACATATTACTAAGCCAGTTGTTTTAGAAAATCCAGCGAATGGCCTAAAGATCAGCTTTGGTGCTCATACCCCAATTGGCGGACAGATTGATACGTACTATAGAATTACTAAAGTTGGTGCGGATTCTGATATTCAATTGAAGAATTGGGTTTATATTGATTACGACGAAACCCCTATTACCGACAAAGATCCGAACGTCTTTAGAGAATATGAAGCAAATCTCGGTGGGGAATATTATGACCAGCTAGATCACTTCGATCAATATCAGCTTAAACTTGTTATGAGATCGCAATCGTCTTCTAGAGTCCCTAAGATTCAAGATCTAAGAACTATTGCTCTTGGTGTAGATTCAGCCTAATATGGAGAAAAGATTATGATTCCTGTTGAAGGTCAAGAAGGATTATACAGAGATCCGAAAACTGACGCTATAATTTTGATAAATAAGGATGAAATCAAAAAACGTCAAGCAATTAAAGCTGCAAGACGTAAACAGAAGTTAGAGCAGAAACAAGAAATCCAATATTTAAAAAATGAAATAAATGAACTGAAGGATTTAGTTAAGCAGCTATTAGAAAAGAGATGAAATGGCACCTAATCCAAA